GACAAATAGTTCACAACCTAAAATGGCTTTGATATTATTGTCTTGCATTTCTTTTAGAAAAGCAATTGATCCAGCAATAGTGCCACAATCTGTGATAGCACAACACGATATGCCTAGTGCTTTACATCGCTCTGCAATATCTTTTGGTTTAGATAAACCTAATTGCAAACTGTAATGAGTATGAACACTTAATGGTATGTATGTCATTTATTCGCCAGGAGCCTTATAGAATCCAAAAGAGTGATTAGGGTGTTTATATTTATGAACAACATCAGTCATGCCCAACATATCGACATCATGACGTATTTGCTCACACTTAGACATTATAGCGCCTTTGGGCGTGATCTGTCCACCCCTATATTCTTCCGAAGGATCGATACAGGTTCCATCAAAAGTAGTTTTACCAAAATGGCACAGTTTGCTACACATCCACGTTTTGTTTAGTTGTGGCTTCTGAACAGATTTAATTTTTTCAAACTTATGTCTTAACATTAGTTCTGTCTTATATAGATCGCTTTTTTCAAAACATATGGAGAATGGTCCTCCATCGTTAATAAAATTAATTGTGATCATAATATGTTCTACATCTGGATATAACATACTAGCAGCATAATGATATATTCTTAATTGTGGATCATTTTCCAAACACTCTTGGGTTTTTTCTTTACCTGTGGCCCAGTTGAGTCTTTTGCCAGTTTTCCAATCCACAATTTCATAAAAATTATCATCTATCTTTGTAATCAAATCTATAGTACCTTTTAGGGCAAGTTGACCCTCTAGTTTACCTGTTGGGGTATCAAAACTATATTTAGCCCAAGGTTTATCTATCACAAAATCAAAATGCTGTTCTGGACAAACAATATGTCTTTGTCTAGGATCAAACATGCCATTATTAAATGTTAATGTTTTATCCACCCAGTTTTTACAGTCTTTTTTATCTTTTTCTGTCCATTTATGATGACTGCTCATTTTGGCATAATATTCGTATACCTGTTCTATAATAGAATCTAGATTATAATTATTAGTATCAATTTCACCAATAATATCATCATTGATATGAGAATCATTATTCTGATGGGCCTGTTTGATAAAAGCTAGTATTTCTAAAATTTTATGTACTATTGTACCTTTATCAGCCTTTTGTCCAGACGGACCTCTCCAACCCAATACATACTCAATAAAGTATTGTTGTTCGCAAAGAGAGTGGGTATTATATGAGCTGCTACGAAAATATGTGATTATAATTGGAGTATTCCTTTCTTATGTAGGAACTTAAAGACGGCATATGTTTGTTGTGGAATATCCATATGATGATTAGTAATCATAATATCAAAATTTCTTTGATCATAATTTAATGGGTCTAGCGCCATTTCGGCAGCGCTGGTGGAATTATATGGATTTCTTGTCAATTTTATAACCACTCCTCCAGCGTTTTTTATAGCCTCAACCTCATTAGGAAATCTACAATCAGCAATAATAGCAAGTTCTTTGTTATCTGTAGTGATCTTTTTAAGAGTAGCATCTGACCAAACATTTTGTTGCATAGACCTGAAGATGTCTGTACCTACAAACTCCATCACTTCTCTGGCTGTTAATTGTTTATTGTTCCAATGATTATTAGTGAGTTCATTTTTATTGTCATCAGTACCATAACACTGATCGTATGTTAAGCCTAAGATATTCATACAAATATCTGTTTTGAGAGGGTCAGCAAAATTATAAATTTTAACATTTGTATTATTTTGGATTTCATTACAATACTTAACAATCATTTCTGAGCATGTTGTTTTACCAGATTGTTTTCTACCAGCAAATGCAATTATTTGAGTCATAAATGTGTCCTTATTTGGTTATTAATTTCTTCGGGTGTCATATCAGCAATATCATTTTTAGTAATTCTAATATTTAGAATATTATATGTGCGATGACATTTATCATAGATTTGTTTTCTGGCCTTTTCCCCAGCCTCATCGTTATCCATAATTAATATCAATGACATAGCACCAGACATATCTAATAGTGTTTTTTGTCTATCATTTAGATTAGATCCAAAAATACCTACGGCATTATGAATATTATTCTCTTCTAATCTCCATACATTGCCTGGACTTTCTACTATAATAGCTGATCCACTATCTTTGATAAACTCTTTAGCAAACCAAAAATTATATAGGGAATCTTGTGTCTTAAATCCAGCACTATGTTTCCATTTGGACATTTTCCAAACTATATCAGACGATGGACACTTATCCGAAGACTCATGATAACTTTTACATTGATTACATTGTGAATAAATACTACGTCCAGAACACCCTATCATAGATGTATAATCTATATCATAGATAGGAACCACAGCCCGATTTGACATTTCTTTATTGTTGCTAATACAATCGCCCACATCATACTTATCTAATACGTCTGCTGAAAATCCTCTATTAAGAAAATATTGACTTGGAATTCTCAGATTGTTTCTAACAGTTGATCGTTTAATTTGTGGAATATCATTTTCTACCGGTTTTGTTAATAGTTTACTTTGAGCAATAAAGGAATTATTGTCTTTTTCTGTGGTAGAAATTTTAATATCTTTGAGAGATAAGTTTAAGAACTGCGTGGCAAAATCTACGGCCTCATTAAAAGAACAGGTACTATCTCCATTTTTGGTCCATGCATAGTTTTGCCTGGATAATAATCCTCTAATAAAACCTATAATAGATCCTTTAAATACTTCCTCACAGTGATGAGTTCTACACTTCCAATTGCCTCTATAAGTATCTCCAGTATAATATAGGTTTAATGCGGTATCATTATCTCCACCGTGAATAGGACAATTCATGGTCATAAAACGACCATTATCTTTATAGTCCAAATGAAAATGATCTAATAGATCTTCTATTCTGTCACAAATCCTATCGCACAATACTTTAATTTTATTTTGATCAATTGAAATCGATTTGTTCATTTTCCGTTTCTTCAATAGAAAATTCTGAGCCACCATCTCCTCCATTATGTAATAATTCTATTCTGGTCTTACCTTCCACAATCTTAGCGCACCAACCCTTCATATGACAATTGATATAATCATTTTCCTCAATACCGGCCCCATGTCTACTGATAACTGGTATTAGTTTTCTATTGCCACTCTTTGGTCCATCCTCGGCCATTTCTTCATCGCTTTTTCTTTTAAAGATGGTAAAATTACTGCACAACCATATAATTCTATCAGAACCAGAAGCCGTATCTGTTGTTTCTTTAGTGATGCCATCTCTATTTAATTGTACAAATGCTACTATAGGAATCTGATATTTACACGCAAAATTATGTAAACTAGTCATCATAAAACCCAATACCTGATATTCTTTCATATCCTGGTTTAATCCAGCAGTATCCATAAGCTTCAAATAGTCATAAAAAATAACACATGGCTTGGCTGATCCGTCACTATTTAAGCCAACATCTTTAACTATCCATCTTTTCATGATGGCTAATTGTTCCTCAAATGGCTTACCGGCAATAGGTTTGTAATATAATTTAGCCTTCTTTAGTTCATCAATGCCATTTGTTACCTTATCTCTTAGTACTGTGGATTCATTAAATTTACCTGTTTCGATCTTATTAATTTCTATTTCTGTAATCATTGCCAATAGTCTATTAATATGGTCTTCCTTGGTCATTTCTGTATCGAGATTCAATACAGGAATACCAACCTTATTAGCAATATGAAAACCCATATTATCTGCTAATAGAGTTTTACCAGTTTTTGGTCTAGCAGCAATTACATTGATAGTGCTTTTTCTTAATCCTCCACCAATCGCATTATCATAAGCAGGAAATCCTGTGGATATGCCTACCTGATTGATCGGATTATGGATCAGATTATCAATATAATTATCTAGACCGTCCGATACATGGGTGGGATTATTTTCAGTATCATTTAAAGATGATGCGAAACTAAAAACCTTATCTTCTGCAATACCTAAAATATTGGTAATACTTTCAGAACCACTAATTTCTAGTAGTTTATCCTGAGCGTCTTCTAATTCTTGATGTAGTTTTCTAGCAATCTCAAGTTTTTTAATTTTGGCAGCGAATGTGAGGGCGTTCTCTTTTTTGGCTGGAAAATCAATAATGGCCTTAAGATGATTGATCTCGTCTTTCTTGTTAAGAATATGGTCAGTACCTAAGCCCTTCGCTGTAGAGTATATTAAAGGAATATCTATACTGGCTTCACTCTGTGAAGTATCAAAAATATGCTTTAAACACTGAAAAATATACTTATTACTATCTATAGTAAAAGTATGATCAGTAATTAAATCAGAAATCTCAACATAAGCACTATCTCCATATTTACACAGTATGGATAATAATGCCCTTTCAGCCGATGGATCACTCAATACCATAATTACCCCGCACTACTAGAACACTTGTTACACTTATACCGCTCGGCCGAATCATATAATATGGCCGGATTTACACTTTCTTTTTTTCCACAGACCCTGCATACAACATCCAGTGACTTGTACTTTCTACTACGCGGAGTGGGAGGAAACTTACTGAGAGCTTTGTCTACTATGGTGTCGTCCTTATGAAGATCTTTCACACCCATTGTTAAGAATTTATTTTCTGTAAATTCTGATGCTGAAGCTTTAGTTGTTTTGGTTTTGATTACGCTCTTATGTTTAGGCGGCTCCTTGATTTCGGTTGTGGTTTCTGGCAATAAAGATTGTAGTACACCAATTAAGAGCTTCAATTGTTCAGGATTATTTTTTAATGATTCAAGATCCATGTTTCACCTTGGTTTTTTGTACAGATAATAGTATATCTGATAGGTTTTTAATATTACCAGCTAAATAGGAAAGTCTATCCATACGTTGTTTCGCATATTTCTTAATTTTGTTGAGGCCAGATGCCTTATCGTTGTGTTTGATCGCTTGTAATGATTTCTCAATAAATCCATAACCTTTATAGTTGTTGACCTCGTCGGCAATAGTCTCCTTAATGGTCTCTTCTGCCCAATTAAATCTTGCTGTTTCTCTATTCAGTGTTCTCTGTAAAAATAAAGCATATTGTGCAAGTCTATAGGATATTTGGGCGCAATCTTCTGGTGTTAGCTTCTCAATAATATCACGACTCATACTAAAGTAGTAATTTAGTTCACTATCTTCAAAACAATTGATATTATTATATGCGCCTAGACCAATTGTTGATTCGTATTCATCTAGGATACGATCCCACTCTTCTACTTGTTCTTTTGTTGTTTTATTCATTGATCCTTTTAGTCCATTCTGATGTGTTTTCATAGTACGGTAATTCTATATGCTGTATACCATTAAGTTCACACCATTGTTGCTTTTCTCTATCTCTTTTCTGTGCCTTTAAAAAAGCGAATTTATTGGCATGATAGTGAGCAACAAACTTATAATGTTGTTCGCCATGTACTTCAATACATTTTTTGATTAGTGGTATATAAAAATCCAAATATAGAATCTCTGTTTTTCTTATATGTATTGGTACCTCTTCTAAAATCTGCATAGTCGGATAAATACTTTTTATCAAAGTTCTAGCTGACGTATGATATGATGATTTATGTTCTGATGAGGATTTGACAATATTACCTACTAAATTCAGATTATAATAATTACCATCTAAATCCTTAACATTCATTTGGTACCAATACCCATAGTCTTTTTGACTTCTTCATATAGGTCATTATATGCGGATGGATTATCAATCAAAAACTGTCTAACCTTTTCAGCGCCTTGAAATTTGGCCTTGTCGTCATTTAAAAAGGTTAGAGTATACCAAGCTCCGCCCTTATTAATCAGACCCATATCTACAGCTAAATTCATCAGCTCCATGTGCTTATCAATACCCTGACCATATCTAATATAACTAGTAATATTCCCACCCGGTGGACCAAGAGCAGAGCATAGTGTTTGCCACTCTACTTCTTGACCAACTTGAGTATTATCCGCGCCCAACAACCATGGCTTAAAAGACTTGGCTCTAATTTTAACGTCTGTTTGATATGCGATAGCTTGGCCGCTCTTTTCCTTAAATTCTGCCCCATATCCTGTTGGATTACCCATCAAGTGCGTGATACCAATGACCACATTCTTATTTACAGGAATCACATTCGCTACTTTTCTGCAAAATTTAGCTAAGAGCTTAGCCCCATCAGCCCTTTGCATTTTATCCATATCGCTAGTAATTTCTGCTTCTGTACATAAAGCAGAATACGAGTCTATTATTAGTACCGATCCAGGTTCTTCGTTAATGATTCTTTCAGCTATTTGTAAATATTCTTCTGCGTGTAGGATTTTACCTGTTTGCGATCCAATAATATGAAATCTATTTAAATCAATGTTGGGTATGCCCTCTAGGTCTCGTTTCTTTAGTCGTCCTTCAATATTGAGATAATATACGTTACGTAGCTTTCCCGCACAGGCATATTGTTCTTTTTGGGCTGTAGCAGCAAAGTCTAGGCTGGTGGTTGTTTTACCGCACTTTGGCTGTCCCGTTAATACGACAAAGCTACCTTCTGGAATGCCACCATTAAGAATAATATCTAATGCTGGACTAACAGGGATAGTTAAACATTCCTTGTCTACTACCGCAGCACCAGATAATATAATATTGGATCCAAAATCTTTAGTAATACTATCCTGTAGTCCCATTATCTATTTCCTTTAATTTATCTAAGATATTAGAAGTGTGTTTATTTGCTATTTTGCCCTTATCAAGAAAATTTCTTTCAATGATCTTGGGTGCTGGAGCATCTGGTTTTTGAGTGTCTCGTGTTTGTTCTATAATATCGACTAGGTGTGGGGCTCGCAACGAATAAATTTTTACTCCTTGAGTAGAATTTAATGCTGCTATAATAACCTTAGCATCATATTGTTTTAGTAGCTTATGAGCTGTGGTTATTTGACCCTTATACTGCTTTTCCCACTCTTTTGATAGCCAAAATCTATAATGTAAATCCTTTTTAGTTCTTTTAGCTATTCTTTCACAAATCAATTCCGATATATATTGTGCTGGAGTAACAGATTTACCATTAGAATATTTTGATGGATACTTCATGAATTATTTGGCTTAAAGATACAATCTTGATTACGTTTTGATCCTTCTGTAATTAATTTACGTTTAAGTTCATCATTTACCTCAGAAGCTTCCTTAGTCATAATCGCCACACTATTATTTTTCTTATCTCGTGTGTGTCTAATCATAAGATCCCGCGATTTAGAATTAACCGGTGAGGACTTAATTGGCAAAGCCTTGGTATTCTTTTTAAGATATGCCGTTACCTGTTCCTCGGTTAATTTAAGTTCAGTAGCAATCTCCTCAGCTTTCTTTCCTTGGGTAACCAACCAATTAATCGCATATGATACTGATTTGGTAATTTTTGTCATGCCATCTCCCTTTCTGCGTTATTTATCCAGGCTATATTTTTAGTGCGTAAAAAGTTCACATACATATCAAACACTTTTTGATTAACTTCTTTGAATTCCCATATTTTTTTGCCAATTTTAGCAACGAACTTATTTGCTGTCCCTTCTGAATATAATCCAATAGGATTAAAAATCT